GCATCCACTAAAAAACGTGACTTAGCTAACACTCGTAATGGTGATATTATTACAGGTAATGATGGTGATGTTCAAGTTTTACAAGCACAAAAACACTATGATTTGGGGGTGGTCGAGAAAGCTATCTACCGTTTTGAACAACGGTTGCAGTTTGCATTCCTGTTAAATGCAGCGGTACAAAGGGATGCTGAAAGAGTGACATCTACAGAAATACGATACATGGCAAACGAGTTAGAGACTGCCTTGGGTGGTGTCTACTCGTTATTGTCACAAGAATTACAGTTGCCGATTGTGCGTTTACTTATGCAACGCATGTCAGCCAAAGGTTTAATACCTAAGTTGCCTAAAGGAAGTGTGAAACCTACTATTGTAACAGGAGTAGAAGCACTAGGCAGAGGTAATGACTTAGATAAGTTAAGAGAATTTGTAGCTGAAATATCTCAGTTAGCTCAAATCAATCCACAAGCTGTGCAGATGCTAAACATTTCAGATTTAATACAGCGTATGGCTAACAGTCATGGCATAGAAACTGAAGGATTGATTAAGACACAGGAACAATTACAAGCTGAACAAGAAGCTGAAATGCAAGCTCAACAGATGGCACAGCTACAGCAGACAGCACAGGATGTAGCACCACAAGTAGCTAATAATTTGACAAGGCAATAGGGAGCTAACATTTTTAAGGAAATTGTATGGCAGAGCAAGTAACAATATCAGAACCAGAAACAACGGCAGAAAAACCAGAAGAAATACAAGCAGACAGACCAGAATGGTTGCCAGAGAAATTTAAAACACCAGAGGACATGGCAAAAGCCTACTCTGAGTTGGAAGGAAAACTAGGTAAACCAACAGATTCTACTGGGGATTCTGACGCAAAGAGCGATAACCTAGAAATTGAAAAAGCAGAACAAGCAGTAGAGTCTGCTGGTTTAAACATGGCTGATTTACAAGCTGAATATGATAAAGATGGACAACTTGCAGATAAGTCATACGAAGCATTAGAAAAAGCTGGTATTCCTAAAGATTATGTCAACGCATTTATAGAAGGTCAAAAAGCTCTAGCCACACAGCGTACTACTGAAATTAGAAATTTAGTCGGTGGTAATGATAATTACAATGAAATGACTACATGGGCTAAAGACAATATGTCTGACGCAGAAATAAATGCTTACAATAATTCAGTTAATAGTGGTGATATGGAACAAACTAAATTAGCTGTATTAGGATTACAAGCGAGGTATCAAAGTATAGAAGGTGTTGAGCCTACCCTTACCAGAGGGAAAGGAAATGTTCCTAATACATCTGGTGCATTTAGGTCATGGGCTGAAGTAACATCTGCTATGAAGGATGCTAGGTATCAATCAGATGAAGCATACAGGGCTGACGTACAAGCTAAAATACAAAACAGCCAATTATAGTTAGACTCCCGTTTGGGAGTTAACTTACAATCATTCAAGTCTGAAAACTTGACCTCTTGAGGGAGACAATCTTGATTAGAAGGAGCGAATGTATTGTATCCACCAATTCGATAAATCTAGTATAAGGAGATTATTATGGCTGCAGCAACGCCAGTATCAGTTGGTAAGGTCAATGCTTCAGGTTCAGAAGACGCTTTATTTCTAAAAGTCTTTGCAGGAGAAGTCCTGACTAGCTTTGAACGAGCCAGCGTAACCGCAGGTGCAGAGATGGTACGCTCTATCTCTAGTGGAAAGTCTGCTACATTCCCAGTTATGGGTCGTGTAGCCGCATCATATCACACCCCCGGAGCAGAAATCACCGGAAGTGATGTAAACCACAATGAGAAAGTTATTACCATTAATGACTTGCTTATCAGTTCAGTATTCTTATCCAACTTGGAAGAAGCCAAGAATCATTGGGATGTACGTAGTGCATACTCCACTGAGATTGGTCGTGCTTTAGCATTCCAAAAGGATAAGCATATCCTACAAACCATTGGTCTAGCATCACAGGCTTCAGCTAACGTAAGCGATTCAGGCTACGGGGCTGGAACAACAGTGACAGATTCTAACATTGCAAGTGCTACAGATGCAACAGCAGCCCAAGCAATGATTGACGCTCTGTTCGATGCAGCCAAAGCTCTTGATGATAACTATGTTCCAGCAGAAGGTCGTAAGGCTTTCCTAAGAACAGAAGAGTATTACAAGATGGCTAATGCCACTAATGCAGTCAACATTGATTTCAGTGGTCAAGGTTCTATTGCAGAAGGCAGAGTAATGAAAGTTGCAGGTATTGAGTTAGTACCAACACCTCACTTTGTTGCATCTGACCTTTCATCGTCTACTGCTGTAGATGCTGGTTCAGCAATAGGTACATATCCGCAACGTGTTAACTTGGCAAACTATGTTGCCTTGGTATGTCATCCAAGTGCAGCAGGAACAGTCAAGCTAATGGATTTGGCTACCGAAATGGAGTATGACATTAGAAGGCAAGGTACTTTAATGGTTGCTAAGTATGCTATGGGACATGGAGTTCTACGTCCTGAAGCTGCTGTAGGTATTAAAGAAGCCTAATGACTAATTGGGAAGGCGAGAGAAATCTCGTCTTTCCTCTTTTTTAGGAAAGATAAATGAGTACACAGATAACAGCTACAACTGAGTTACAAGCTGTCAATATTATGCTTAGTTATATTGGCGAAGCTCCTGTATCTACTATTGAAAGCACCACAGGCACAGGAACAGATGTCGCTATGGCAAAAAACATATTAGATGAAACATCAATGTCTGTGCAAACTCAAGGATGGCATTTCAATACTGAAAAAGATGTTACTATAGCTTTAGATACAGACGGTAAAGCAGTATTGCCTACCAATGCAGTTCAAGTTGAAGTATCATCCCCATATCAGGAAGTATATTCATATACTATAAGGAATGGCAATGTTTACGATTTGGAAAATAAAACGGATGTTTTTACTAACGCTCCTATCGTTGATTATGTTTTGGTGCAACAGTTTGAACAACTACCGGAATACGCTAGGCGGTACATCACGACTAAAGCAGCAAGGCGGTTCACTTCTCGACTTGTCGGGGCGACAACTGAATTGGCTAGAATGGCTGAAGCTGACGAGCAAGAGGCACACGTAGCTTTTGAACAAGCAGATGCTAGGGCTGGCGACCACAATATATTAACAGGTAATTATAGTCAATATTATATTATTAACAGAGGTAGATATAGAAGGTCAAATAGATGACATTAGTAACACAAAGCATTCCTAATTTAATTAATGGTATTAGTGAACAGAATGCAGTCCAACGAAATCCTACACAAGCTGAATCACAAGTAAACTTTCAGTCTTTGATTGTCGATGGATTATCTAAAAGACCACCTTTAGAATTTAAAGGTATCATTAACAGCAGTCAACATTTATCTAACAAATCAAAAATTACGTGGATAAACAGAGATGAAGATGATAGATATGTTGTCGTATGGACAGATGGGTTAGCCCCTAAAGTCTATGATTTAACTGGCACTTCAAAATCGGTTGATAACTATGGGGTAGGCAGTGATACTGCAACATATTTAGATTGTTCAAATCCTCAAACAGAATTAAAATGTATTAACATTGCTGATTACACTTTTGTTGTTAATACAACTAAAACTGTAGCTGCGG